ATAACGAACGTAGTTGATCCTGAGTTATCAAATACCTGTGTGTCGTATGTTACGCCAGATATTACTTCAAGTCGTCCGTCATCGTTTACTTTTATAATCTGCTTAGCTGATCCATCAAATCCGTACGCTAATACTCGTTTAGTCGCTGGCCCGACTGTATTTTCATGTTCTGCTTGGTCGATGTGTGGTGTTGTATTGCCTGTTAGTGTTGTCATTTCTCAAGTTTGCTAAGTTCTAACGCTGAGTTTCTAAACTGCGATTCGATCTTCAAGTATCTGTAAACGTGTTTTAGCTTTTCTTTTCCTGACTTTGGCAAGTATCCAAGTTTTGCTTCAACTTCTTTTATCTTTGCAGCTAGTTTTACATTTGATAGTCCTCGCTCCTTCCCGTAATCCTCTATGTATGAAAGTTCCTTGTCAGTCTCGACAGATAGAGGATCAAGATTGAAAACCTTTTTAAGTCCCATGAACTTTAGAGGTTTATCAAATTCTGATTCTTGCTTTTCAACTACCTTTGCTACTTCTTTTTGAGATTCAATAAATACCTTTGTTTCACCATTGTCAGCGTCACGCACGACGCGTCCTGTTGTTGCCTCACTTACTGGTATCTGATTTGCCATATATTCTTACTCCTTACTAGTAAGCGCTTACTAGTAAGTTGGTAAAAACAATTAGCTTGTTGAAAGCCCATTGATCTGACCTGAGCCTGCCTCTTGTCTCGCTTCGAGTGTGAGGTAGGTTTCTATGACGCCTCTTGTTGCTGCGCCAATCTTTGCAACGTCCACTTTCTTTGTTGGTGAAAGTACTGCTACTTTCCAAAGATCAGGAGTCAAGATTGTTACAACTGAGGTTGTCATCAGTCTGTGGAGTTTGATTTTTACGCGTCCGAAATCGGAATCGTATACATCAACGCCAGCTATGACTTCTTTATCACTTGCATTCTGGAATTTTGTTGCAGAAGCAGTAAATGCAGAAATCTTTCTCTTTTGATAACCGTTTGCATAAGCCTCAAGACCTGGTCCGCCTCCACTTGTCCAGATGTTCTGGAGAGTGTCGTTGAACATGGTTTCAGTTATGGCTTCTGCGCCTGTGCCTGTGCCAGTTGTGACGTTTGTCGTGATCCAAGCTACTGCACCTTTCAGTCTTCGTGCTGTGCCTGATGCACCTGAGTTTCCGGTTCCAGTGACGAGCGCGTATTCAATATCGCGTGCATGCTCTTTGAGTTTCTTTGTCATCTGATAGGCAAACTCATCTTCAACACCTGCTTTGTCGACGATCCTTTGCATATCTGATACTTCGACTGGTGTCATGAAGTATTGAACGTATGCTCCGGTTCTCGAACGAGAAGCTGGCTTTGTAAAGACGTAGTCAGCTGCTTCAATGTTTGCATTGTCAGCGGCTGAGGCAAGACTATCTGTCGTCCATTCGTGATAGGCGGCAGTAGCTTTTGACTTACCAAATCTGCTAAGGAAAGGAGTATCAGAAGGTGAGATGTTTGTTACGACATCCATTAGGTCTTCTTTATTTCCGACAGCTTCAAAGGTAATTTTTGCTGTTGATTGTGACATTTGTAATTAGGGAATTGTTAAACTTTCGCTATTCCCGTTTTTTTCAAGTAACTAGCCCAGTCTTCGTCTGTTCCTGATTCTCTGGCTTTTTCAAAACTTTCAGACAAATCATCTTGCTCACTAGATTGAGTACTACTTCCAACCACTCCTGCCGATTCAGAAACAATGTCAGCAAGCCTTGTATTTGTGGCGGCTACTCTCGCAGTCGTCCTTTTCTCAAGTAATGCTTTTTGTTTCTCGTACAGTTGTGACATCTTGACGCGGGGGATAAACACTTCTTGACCCGTATACGGATCGATTGAGTAGTTCGCTAAACGATATTGTTCAGCAATCATGTCCTCTAAATCTTGGTTTCCCTCCGTCGCCATAGCTTTTTGAGTTGCTTCAAGATCACTAAGACCTTCATTTATTGAAGATTCAAAGTTATTCTTAGCCTCAAGATCGCGCATCACCTCAGTTTTGAGATTGGCGCGTTCAGCTTTAAGTCGTGCATCAAATCTAGCTTGTAAGGTGCTGGGGTCTATCGCGCCTGTTGCAATCTCATCTTCTGAGATAAGCGGTTGATTACCATCATTTAGAATGTTTGGGTTTACAGTTTGTACTTGAGTTTGAGTTGCTTTCAGTTTCCCGAGCAAGTCTTGTATACGTCGTTCCCCGCGGGTTGATCTTTTCCCACTGGGCGTGACCTCATCCTCATTGCTTTTGACTGCTTCCTCACTTGGTTTCCCTTGTGAGCTGGAATCTTCAACCGATCCCGTATCTTTTTGATCTTCCCCTTGATCTTGGGTAGTATCTTTTTCTACTACTGGCGGGGTAGCGGAGTCTTGAGATATAACAGACTCTTTTTGTACAGCCTTGTCTTTTTCTTCCATAAAGACTTATTTTTAAAGTGCTAACAGACCACTTCTGCGGTTGGGTCGACCTCACCGAATGTGTTTAACCACATTGCTTTATCTTTTAAACAAAGCGCTATGTTCAAACTCAATTGTTCCGTTATCGTTAATCTTTTTTATCCTCCTCTGTGGTCCGATGTAAAACCCGTGCTTCATAGGGCAGGTCGAACACTCTACCCATGGCCCTCGTTGCCTCCACTTATGAACTGTCTTTTTTGCCTCTTCAAGCGCTCTAGCCCGTATCTCTTCTATGTCAATTTTAAGAGTATTTTCACTTGATTCGATTAGGCTTTGGACTGTCTCAGACTTCTCCTTCTGATCCTGTTTGTCGTTTTTGTACTTCTGATATGCCATAAGGTAATTCAATTATCGTTTTGAGCTGTTGTGCCGCAAACTGACAAGCAAGGAATCTAAATCCAATAACTTCAACACTATCTGTCGGCTCTATCATCCCCTGCATGGTCTCAAGCCTTTTAATCATCATCTCGGCATACTCTTTTAATGAGTCAAATCCTGGATAGCCATTCAGTGTTGATATTGAGTTATCATCTCTTTTCTGCTTATCCTCTGGGCTTTCTTCACTCATTGCCTTTTTAATCTTTGTGAATGTTTCTACTATTTCATTGGTTACCGGCTCTGACATAATCGTTTAAATCTTGTAATACTTGTAATGATTCGGGTGAAAGACCGCTTGTATCTACTTGTGGTTGCATCTGTGCTTGTGGTACTGGTGGTTGAACACCATATCCTTGAGGCTGTTGCGCGCCCATGTCTTGCGGCATAGCCTGAGGTTGAACAGTTGGTTGCCCACCCATACCCATCATTGCTTGAAGTTCAGGATCACTTTCAAGACCATTTACTGATCCGTCTTGTGCGCTTTTAACATCTGTTATTAGCTTGTCTGAATCTTGGACACCTGAAGTCATTATGTAGCGCTTTAGGGCTTCAGCAAAATCAAAAACCTTATCACCAAATATGACCTTGCCTGTTTGTTTGGCTTGATCTACTGCTCCTGGTATCTTTAAGATTAGTGAAATGAGATTGGTCAGTGTTTCATTCTCTATAGCCTCATCTTTCTTCATGGTCGAGCCTGAGTCTATTGTGAATTTATAGTCAACATCTTTTACTTCTTTGGGGTCTACAATGACCTCACCCATATTATTTGACTCAAACATCTGGACTGCATCAGGGTATATTTCCGTAACTTCTTCGAGTTCTTTTGCAAGTAGCTGCAACTTGATAGGCTTCTCTTGTTTTTTAGCAATTAGGTCAACAAATCTATCTGTGACCTGCTCCATTGTCTTTTCAAGCATGAATCTGTCAAAGTTATCACGCGCACCCTCACGCATTGCCATTTGCTTTAGTGCCTGAGGTGTTTTTCCTTGTGAGATGTCAGCTTCACGCGACACAGATGTATCTGTAGTTCCTGCTTGGTTCATTGTCGCAGCAATAAGGAATTGATATGTACTTTGGAAGCTATTTATACCTTGTGGAGAGATTGATACCTGTGAAATAGCATTCGGATTGTTGTTTTTAAGCACCCACATCGCACCAGGGCGTTGATCTAGTGTCTGTGCCACAATGTCAGGTAGATAAACCTTGTATGGAGGGTAAATACTCATCTTAACCCCGTCTAGGTAGAGGTTAATTAGTGAGTTTGTGGCAAGTTGTAGGGTTCTACCCTTTTCAAAGTCTCCAAGCCCAAAGAAGCGGTCAAGAAGCGGGAAAGCGTGCTTACCAACAACTGGAAGCTCTCCATTTTTATGAGGATTTTCTATATCTCTTAGTATTAGCTTCTGGTCTTTAGAGAATGTGACCCATCTATCACGCTCATAGCATGTGTATATGTCATGTAGTTTGCTACTTGATCCGCCAGAGTATTTTCGTTCGTTATGTGTCTCGTCATCATCTGTCACTGTGCCTTCCTGGTCAATCAGTTTGTCTATATTCTTCCAAACCTTTGTAGATTGTTTGAGTAGCCAAGCATCTGAGACTCTATATTTGACAAATATCTTGTCGGAATCGTTTAGATTGTATTTTCCCTTCTGTGGGATGACATTTCTAATAGGTAAGATATGGAAGTCTGGACCTATGTAGTCATCTTTGACAACATAATCAACAAGTGCGAACATTGACCCATAAACCATTGAGTAAAAATCAAGCAATCTGTACTTTGTGAGAATGTCATACTGCGTATTGGCATTGGGTAGGACATAGTTTTGGTAGATTAGATTCATGAAAACAGATTTACCCTTATCTTCCTTTGTCAATGCTTGTATCTTGCCTGAAGGCATCTGCGCAGTTACGCGCATCATTCGCTCAAAAGCTATTGTTGAAAGTCTTGGATCAAATACCTTTGATTTAGACTCATTTTTAGTCATTGAGTCTATCGTGTGACCCATCATCATCGCCTCTTTCTCATCCCATGTATCGCGAATTGGTGTAATATCGTTGTAACCTTCCTGATATTCCTCTGCGAACTTACCTGCAAGTCTGTCTTTTGTAGTTTCTTTAACCTTAGAAGTGCTTTTGTTTGATTTTTTCATACGTTGTAAATGATGTAAATACGAGTTTCCGCCAGCAAGGTAAGCAATAGGTCACATCAAAGTGACCATTGTTACAATCAACTCTTGATGATCTTATGGTTTCGACATGATCCGGGTCTTTTCTAAAATCTATCTTTGGTACTTCTCCGCAAAGTGAACAAGGGACACCGTCCAGTGACTCCCTGTTATATTTATCGTTTTCAAATATTGCCCTTAGTAATTTGGACATAAAAAAACCTGAGCATTAGCCCAGGTACAAAGGGGATTTCGCCCCTCATTCCTATAACTTAATAATACAAACTACATCTTTACAGACAACTAGCCTTTAGAGCCTTGTGAATTGCCTCGTGTGTAATCCTTCTGATATTCTGTGTTCCATGACACTTCATTTATTTGTCCTCGTCTTATATCAACTTCAAACTTTATGATTGCTGTTTGTTTGTTTTCTTCAGCACCTTTTAATCTTTCAATGATTGCTTGAACATTAGCTAGATTATTGTGTTTCCTAACCTTAATCTTTCCGTAGAGAGTCGATGCTGAAACAATACCCCTATGGATATTTAGCTTGAGGTCAACAATACCGAACTGAACCTTGTGTGCTATTTCTTTTAGTTCCTGATAAAAATCTGGATCGGTCATACTTAATAAAACCCCTCCGAGGTGAATAATTTATTTTTAGGCAAATCTGTCAACATTACACGCATCTCATTGTCTGTTTTTGGAGCTTCGCATGTCTGATACATTGACCACGCTATAGCTAAACTCATTACAAGATCATCATGTGCGCCCTTCTCAGCCTGTGCCTTCCATAGTGTTGTAGTCTGAACAAGAACAAATGAATACATTTCCTGAATGGTTTGCTTGTCATAAACTGTGAGTGCTTTCTTGTCTATTATGTCTTTCAAGTCTTGTAGCATCTTCGGTCTTGTAGCCGAGTTTGTATCCCATCCATAAGTACTAGGCTCTCCATTGTCTATTGATCCATACTTCGGCATTGCGTAGAGCTTATACTTTTGTAAATGATTGATTGCCCCCAGTCTATCTATTAGAAATGCACCACCATTAGCGCGCTCTAAGGCTATAACAGGCTTAACTTGTGTAATATCAAATATCTTATTAAGAGATTCTGCAAGGCGTGGAATAAAGTCTGAGGTTGTGACCTTACTATGAAATACGATAGGCACATCTAGTTTAGTCTTAGAGAGGTATTGTGCGGCTGTGTAGTCACCCATCCCTGCGGCTGTATCTACAGCCACGACCATAAACTCTCCGAGTGATAATTGACGATAGGTTCTAAACATACTTCTTTAATTTAATCCCAAATTTAATATTGTCTAAATAATTGTTTAAATACGTATTTAAGTATTTTTGACAGTTTCTTAGACATTCAGAACGGGTTGAATAGTCTTTCTTTCTTGGTCTACCCATTCCCCTATATTTAGTAGGGTCAAGGAGGTTTGCAGACGTATTGTCATCAAACAATTTTTTTCTCATACGTAATTTAGGATAACTTCCTTTGCCTTCTCCATGTAATACTTCAAGGCTTCTGTTGAGAAATAGCTGTCTCCGCTTGTTAAGAATGCCTCTTCTGGTGTTTCTGGGTATTCTTGTGGGTAAAGTCTTCCAAGTTCCTTTTTCTTTTGTGACAAATAATCAGGGGAGTACATGAGAGATGCCGGAAAGAATAGAGGATTGAATCCTGTCTCACCTCTCATTGATTCGTCCCAGTATTCCTTGAACTCATTAAATCCGTTGGCTGTTGTCTCTATTGCTACGCGTCCATCAGGTCTTACGGCTTGCATTGCAGATGCTAAGAGCTTCCGCAGATACTTATAAAATGCGGCTTCTGACATGTGTAGATTCTTTATAGTCTTTGACCTTCCAAACTCTGTGTTTTCTGCTGTTCCTATCTGATACCTTGAGTTTATAACCTCATTTGCAATCTCATATTTTGAATTATATTTCAGAGGTATTTTCATGCCCGTAATATCCTCATACGATCTTAAATAGAATTTGACGCGGTCTAGCAGTCCTATTGCGTTGTCAGAGTTATCTGCAATAACAACAGAATGCGAGTTGTGGTCAAGTAAGAAGTCACCCATATAAATAGCCCCTATCTCAGAGCTGAAACCCTCTTGTCTGGCTTTTAAGATAAGGTCTTTACCAGTTGCCCTTTCTATAAATAGCTTCTGAGCTTTATTCAGAAGGAATGGTATTTCTGTTCCTGTCTTATCTATTATCTTGAGTCTTTCCTCAATAAACTTCTCGTATTTTTTATATACCATAGGTATTTTTTTCATTCTTCACAAAGTTATTTATCTGGACTGTCGGTGCTTTTTCCTTACCCTCTGCTTGTTGTATTGCTTCAATGACTTTTGATATTTCTCTCTCTTTATCAACAAGCTCATTAAGTCGTGCGTATCCTTTTGGAGCTAGTCTCATTCTGTGATGTGTAGTGAATTTATCCATCCAATATTGCTCGAAGTTAGCAGGTTGCATGTGTCTGTAGTACCAATGATTTAGAGCTGATTTACTCTTGCCCGTAGCGTTGGATAGCTCCCTTATGATTGCTGATTTGTTTAGTTCTCGTAATCGGATTGATGTCTCAACCCAAAGACGAGCTATCTGATCTTTTGACCAGTCCACTTTTTCTATACTATTTTCTCCCTCGCTTTGTGCTAGTTGGTTTGTCATATTATTTGTTTGAATATGTGCGCCCCTGTCTCTGGTTCTACACAATTCCGGAGTGTTTTTACTTTGTCTATACTCTTGTAGTTGTCTAAACAGAATCCTTTTAAACTCTCTAATCCTTTAACACCTATAAAATGTCCCCTTGTGGTTGTTTCTAATGGTGGAATGTGAAAGTTTGCCCAGAAGTAATGCTTTGCTATTTCTTGTGGTTCAATGAGTGGCTTGTAATATGAGATAACATTTTCAACCACATATTTACCCTTGAATCCGCTATTTCTCAGTCTAAACATGTGTTGTAGAAAAATTATTTCTTCATATAACTTCATGTCCGGATAAATAGGCTTCACTTTTCCGCTCCCGACACCTGCCTCATTTCTTATCTTGCTATGGCTAGGGCATGGAGGACTGGACCATATAAAGTCATATTCTGCAAAGTGTTCGAGTAAGTAGTCATGCGCATCTGCGATTATCACCCTATCATTTGGGAAGAAGTCTTGATAGATTTTGGCTATTTTAGGATCATATTCAACTGCTGTTATCTCGTGTTCATTACCCCAATACTTTCTATTTCCACCTATGCCAGCATAAAGATTAAGTATTTTCACTTTTTATCTCAATTTTTAACTCTGATTCAAAATATTTCGTGATTAGTTCCGCATATTCAGTTGGAGTCATATACACATCAAATACAAGTTGCGTGAGTTCAGGTGACATGACCTTAGACTTTATCTGATCTGTTGTAGTTTTGGAGAGTACGGCCCGATATGTCTTAGTTTGATCCATCTTGGTATCGGAGGCTAATCGCACACTGACAGTTTGTCAAGGGGTTGACATGGTTTTCTATATTCTGTTACAGTGTGGCATGGCAGAAATTACAAAGAAAGCGGCTCAGAAGCTGATCTCGCATCTCAATAAGATGATTGCGATACTTGAGAAGCTATTCCGCGATAAAAAGCCTAATCCCCCGTGAAGTTTTTTTGAGTTCTACTTTGAAATTCGGGATAAACTCCTGAGCTACGTTCTGTAATCTTAGATAAATATCATTAAGATTTATCGTACCCTCATTAACAGTAAGAGATTTAGATACTGCTTGAAGTGCTGCATCATCTACCTGAATATACTTTGATGTTGTGTTTACGTTCTTATGTCCTAGAAAGCGCTGAATGTAGGAAAGGTTTATTCCTTTACTTGCTGCTTCTGTTGCAGATGTCCTTCTTAGAGTATGCGCTGTTATATGTTTTTTTATTCCAAGTAAATCAGTCCTAAACTTTAACTCCCTATTTATTAGCCAAGAGCAGAGCTTCCTGTCCCCATGTCCAAAAACATATTTATTATCTCCGAGTGCCTTTATTCTCTTTGATAATGGACTTGATAATTTACACATCCTGTCAGTTCTGTTTTTTGATCTTCTCACTATTAGATGATCTTCCTTGAAATCTTCCTTCAAGATATTACAAAGCTCCTCGCGCCTCATGCCAGTTGCTAGAAGAGTTTCAATGACAGTTGACCAATACGTATTAAGTCTTGATTCGTCTCTTACTCTTTTAGGTTTTATTGATAGTAGTCGTCTTATCTCGTCAGGTGTTAGTACGTCAAATATCTGTTCCTCTTCAGGTAGATAGGTTATTTTCGTGAGATCGGGGATAGAGAGCAGCTTGCCGACATGATGGATGTACTTGATGTAATCATTGATTGTTGAGTTTTTATTCCCGTTTTTCCGTAGGTGATCGAAGAAGCTATATACAGAGGTTTTGGTTAGTTCTTTGTCTTCAAAGTATTTTTTGACCCGCAAAAAGGTTCGCCTGCAAGTTGGTAGTGTCTCAGGTTTGCGATGACAGTCATATAATAGATAGGTCTCAAACATTTCCCATTCAATTGGGATTCCCATTGTTATAAGAGACCTGACTGGTAGGTAACTTGCAACCATACCTATAGGTATTTTAGCCTCATTTTTACCATATGTCAAATGCACTTGACAAGAGATAAATAATTATTTACAATACTTTATAGTTATTTTAAATCTTCTTTGAATCTACTCTTGCGATCCCAGTCGGGATCACAAAGGTAATCGATTCATAAGAAGAGAAAAGCAGGTCTTATGAACGATTATAGCACACTAAATCAAAATGTAATTAAGTACAAGGCACTACAAGCCCAAGCAGTCAAGTCTGAATCTGAACTTCGTGAAATCTCCCGCAAAAAGGCTCAGATAATTTTATCTACCCTTTCCGCATATCAAGATATGTCGACCCGCAAACTAGCGGGTTTTTTTGGCATCTCACACCAAGCAATTGCATATTACAAGGTTAAATTCGGAAAGGAGGTTGAATCAAAATGACAGAAAACCCACTTTATAGACCATCTAACAAACTTGTATATGGACTTATGTTTAAGGGTGCAGTTATAGGGATATTTGCGCTAGTTGTTGCTTACTGCTCTTTCTGGATAGTTAAAAACCATAAGGCGGTAGCGATAACAATTGCACACCCTGAGATAGTCGCAGAGATAGTAATAGAAACAAAGATGGCTCTTAAAAAATGACCTTCCCGGCAAGGAAGGTCAGTTACAAATTGAATCAAAATCATGTTAGCAACAAACAGATTGAATGTCAATAAGAAAGAAATAGGAATGATAGTTGCACTTGGACGATACACAGTTCTAGCACTTGAGGAAGAGATTGAGAAGGCTGAAAAAGGTGGATGTGGTGATCTTGAGTACCTCTCAGGACTATACGCAAAGAAAGATGAAGCAAAGGAAAAGGTTAAATATTTTAGAGATTTACTTTAACAAACAGTCTAGGCGATAAGCCCCGAAGCGGAAACAAGATTAAAAAGATCAGAAACGCAAGCGAACGGCAATAAGTCCTAGACATTATTTTAGAAAATATGAATAAATCAGAACAATTAGACCAGCTAGCAGTCGCGCTATCAAAGGCGCAGGGTGCGATGAAAATGGCTAAAAAGGATAA